AATAAGGAGTTATGCGGTTCACGCGTTTATAAGTGAGACGTGTTTCACGAGTCCAGAACCTCTTCGAACCGGATGCAAAACTTTTCAAAGTCGTCTGCACTTCTCGGCATGCCAACTTCATCAACAACCATGCCGAAAGCTGTCGGGCTAAGTTTTTGCATATTGTCGAGCTTTGAGCCTGTGTTGCGATGCCTAGGCTCTTCTTTTTTAACCGCCGTTGCTTTCTTATTGCCAACTTCCTTTGGCGGATCTTCTTTGAAATCGTCAGCCATATTCTGCGCTGGCTCTTCTTTCTCGAATTTAATGTCATGCGCCTCTTCGTTTGACAGCATGCCAAGTTTTGCCTCTGGACAATAAACAGAGCAAAAAAATGATGCGGCCCGGTATCTTAGCATTAATTCCGGCATAGTCTTCCACTTTGACCCTGCCTTGCCATACCATCCCTCCTTTTTTGCCATATCAATTGACACAACTGGACCCTTAAGCTCCTTTCCTGTTGATAACTTGGTGGCGTATGCATAGCACTGCATCTCGTCACCTTCACCTGTTAATTCATAGTCAATAGGGGTAAAAAGTCCTGTCCGGTTTACCAGGCTAATTATTAGCTGTGCCTCAAGTGCCGGTTTGCCTTGAATAATGCCCATTTTCTGCATGAGCATGAACGGGTCAAGGCCAACCCTTGCAGAAAGATTTAAGGCTATCATGCAGTTGCCTACATTCTCTTGGAAGTGTTTAGGCACCATTGTTGAAGATGCCAGCATGTTTGCTACGCGCCAACCGTGCTCAAACTTGGCTGTATCCAGGTAAAGGCCAATCTCGCCAGATTCAACAATTGTTGGCGACTTTTCTTCTGCTTTAACGAGTTCGTTTTTCTGCTTTTTTATCATTCTTCCTCTCCTTGTCCCAATTGTAGTTTTTACACGCCGGGCATGCAGCCGGGCTCGTTGTCCGTGGCGTCCATTCGTGACCGCATTTTTTACATTTTAAAGTCATAATTTGCCTCCTTTATTTTGGACATTACACATTATTTTTTGCTGTGTCAATATTAATTATGATAATATTTAAAAAAAGTATTTGACAAACTGATTGATACATGGTTTTTATTATGTAGATGTTAATTTTTATAAAAGATAAAGACCAATGGATAAAATCAAAAAAGAACAAATGTCACACACTTTTGAAAGCGGGCTAAGTTGTTACTTGACGCTTATAAAAACAGGCATAAAAAATCAAAATTAAAACCACTTGAAAGGGGTCCGAAAAATGACAAAGGCAGAATTGATAAAGGCTCTTGAGCCATATGATGATGATTCAATTATTATTGTTAAAGACAAATTTGGATGGTGGAACACAGACTATGTGACACAGCAGGCCAGTGCTACCGCGATTGTGATGGAAGATGAGTTTTCAAGGCCTTTTACAAGTGACCGAGATTAATCAATATGATGTATAAACAATAACGGAGGAAAAATGAAAATTGATATCAAGCAGTTGTTTTTTATTCACCCGAAGTTAAGAGTTATGGCCGTTAGGCTTGAGCGTGACCTTGCAGCAGAATTCACGGCCACAAGCCTATTCAGAATTAACGATAACGGCGTCCATGGCATGCTGCCACTACGTGGGCTCGATTTGAGCTGCAAACACTCGTTTTTCGGCCTTGTCGTAGAGGATTACATAAACAAAAGATGGGTGTATGATCCTAAGCGCCCAGAAATGAAGTGCTGCATATTCCACGATTCAGGGCAAGGCTATCACTTACATTTTCAGGTACACCCAAACACGATACGGAAGGATTAGTTATGTGCTATGGAATGAACTGCCCATATGAAAAACAGTCTGGCCCTAACAATGGAGATTGTCGCAAACCACCAAATTTAAACTGTCCTATGGAGGAGGAAGATGATGACGATGGCGATGACTGAGAAGGAATACCGGGAATACCAGGCAATTAATTACTCAGCGCTTGCTGCTTATTATAATGACGGCATAGACAGCCCGGACCATGCACTTATGGATTTTGGCTATAAGGGCTATTTCGAATACGGCAAACAGTTTGAGTTGATGTTGCAGGACGCTTGCCAGGGCGGAAACATGTTTAGTGACTATTATTTTATAACTGACCTTGCCGGGAAGATGCCGGATGACCTGCCAAAGTGGATCGAAGAAGACACCATAAACGATCAATACGACATCAACAAGGATGGTTCCTTAAACAAGAGATCAAAGACAAAGCACGCCTATCTTGACGCATGTAAAGCCAATCCTGGAAAAATACCGGTTTCGGTAGAATCCGCAGGACTTTTAGAGATCCATTTGTTGAACATGCTAAGAATGGAGGTTCAGGGGGTCAGAGTTGAAAGCTTACTGAAGAATGCGGAATTTCAGGTTCCGATTGTCTGGGAAGAAAATGGTGTCGAAAAAAAGGCACTTATTGACTGCTTTGCAAAACCGAAATCAAAAGTTTATCTGTTTGATATCAAGACAACTGCGAACTTTAAGCAGTTTGGATGCATGACTCAAACTAAATACTGGATACAGGAGATTCATTATGCTGAGGCCGTAAACGCGAAACTTGGCGCATGCGACGGCATGATTTTTCTTGTAGCATCTAAAGAAAAGCCGTATTTGTGCCAGCCGTGGTGGATTGATTACGGACCGATTGAACGCAAAATAGATGTGATTAATCGGTACAATGAACTCGTTGAGTCTTACAGCGATTGGGTGAATGCTGGCAGACAGCCGAGAGGTTATTTACCAATGACGGCCAGGAAGTTTTTTATTTCTTGTTAAAATCAATCTAAAAATAAAGCGGATAACAAACAAAAACGCGGGTTATACGGAACCGTATAACTCCTTATTGGAGCGGACTATGAGTAAATTAATAAAAATTGAGGCATTGTTAGAAGAGTGGAAGGCCTGCAAAGGTATATCCATAAAAGAGAATGATAAACTCACAGCAAAGCAGTTCCATGGTGGGATTGTTGCTTTGGAGCAGGCCCTTGCCATCCTCAAAGAGCCGTCCAATTACGTTGATTCAATGGACGCCTGTAAATGCGACAAGTCAGTAATGGATGGAAATTTACACCGAGCCAACTCAAAGGGTGAGACCCCGGCAATTTGGGCATGCGATGATTGTCATACAGAACCGATATCAGAAGGTAGGCAGCTTATATTAGATGCAATTTCAGAATGTGAACCTGATTTTTCAGGACTTCGAGAGGTCGATGAGGAAAGCATCGAATCCAAATTGTACCAAATTATAGATGATATAAGTACTGCCGGGGATATGTTCAAGCCGGAGCTGCAAGCTTTTGAAAAGTACGTTTTCAAGAAGATCGAAGACGCAAACAAACTGATTGTGTCTGACGGATACAAACTGTTTTACGCCGAAAACGGGTCACGCACCCGCCAATAAAATAATAGAGATGGACGCTGAAAAGACGCGCCACTCATCATTACATTATAAATCTTATAGGAGAATTTAACATGGAAAAATTTATCATAATTTGGGACGCTGGATATGGTGAGAGTGCTGATATCATAGAAGCTGAGTCAGCGGAAGAAGCGAATAGAGCAGCCTACGAAGCTTGGCGTGAAGATGCTGAATCAAATGCAGACTATCGTGCAAAGCCATATTCGAAAGAGTTGGCACGCGATTACGACCTTGAAAATGACGAAGACGATTTATAATAAAAAGTTGCTACGGGCAGGCTACGCCAGCCGCAGACCTTTAGCATTCTGTGCCTAATGGCACAACCGAAAGGGCAGGTTCGATTCCTGCTCGCTTGTCGAGGGCTGGTGCGAAGGGAGGCGGTTCGAATCCGTGATAGGTCTTTTGGTGAGACAAATGACATGACAGCCGGGAAAGACCGGCACATAATAAAAACATCAACACGGGCAAGCCGGTTATCCGCTAATTACAGGCGAGCAAGCCGCTGAACGGAGAAAAAAATGGATCAAAATAAGATTTGTCCAAACTGCAAGAGATATTGGGAAAATGATTCCGAACAGGCAGCGTGTATTTTTGTATATGAAAAATGCATCGTTTGTTGTGTTGAGGCCGAAAAAAACAATGATTTTAAGTGGAGTATAGACGCCGTTTGTGAACGTAAAAACGCGGCTTCAACCCGCAAATAAGCCCATACACCCGTCACGCTTCGCGGCGGGTGATGCGGCGCATTACACGGACAGGAGGTTTAAATGGAATACTTGGAAATAGGAAAAACGACACTCTACAAGCCGAACGGAACAGGTGATTCTTTGTTTGAGGTAGAATGTAATTGTGGTGCAACTGCTTACGACTACGTGTCTTTTGAGCAAATTCAAACTTTTGTAAACACATTCAAAGGGCCGTGTAATAATCAGATGCAGATCGATAAAGGGCCGTGCCATTACTGCGGTCATTACAAAACTTTTAACGATTTTGAATTTTGTCCACGGTGTGGGTCAGCCCTTTACGACTGATCCCCGTCATTATTCCCCCAATTCCTGAAGGCGGCTGAGTTTAGATTCCCACTCGACCGCCTTCTGTCTTATCTCGGCGCTGAAATCTGCGCTATCCCAAATTCCGTTTAACCTTCCGACCCTATACATTTCTAAAATCATTCTGAATTGCCATGCAACCATAGTTTTAAGGTCTTGTTTCAGTGCCTTTATTTCTTCCTCTTCAGACGCCCCAGGCTCTGCCTGTTTTGAGAACACAAGAAGGGCTTTGAATTGTTCGTCGTCAAGCTCGATAATATCAACCTGGTCAGGCGTAAACCCATATGTTGCAGCCATATCATACATAGATGTGTGGTCAACACGTCCAAGATTGCTGAAAACAAGTGTTCCGTCTAAATTTCTCACACAAACCGTGTGAATACGTGCCATAGACGGCACTGCAAATGATAATATAATAAGGATTATAAACAGCTTTTTCATATTTCTATCTCCACACTAAGGCGTAATAATTTGACGTGCCGGTTGGGCTCCCGGCTTTTGTTATCGCAAGAGTGATGCCATCAGCATCAAATGATGATAATGATGCCGTTACGGAAACGCCAGAACCATCAAGCAATACAGATATGTTTGTATCATTGCTCCATGTATCCGCAACGGCATCATGCCGATTGTAAACACAAAATTCAGTGCCTGACACTGCAAAACCAATTGAAACCTCGGCAGTATCAGCATCTATTGATAGTAGTGCAACGCCTGACGGTTTGAACCCGGCCCCTGTTAGACTTAAATTGCCGTTCGCAAGTGATTGATCCCTTGTGCCAGATATAAGATTAATGCCATTTCCGAACTCGTACCCCGTTGCACCTGTGTTAACGAAAAGTTTTTCGTTTGCAAGACCTATCGCAAGCCTCGCCAAGACTTTCGAAGAGGACGCTGTTAATAGGTCGCCCTGGTTTGTGAGCGTTTCCTTTGCTTCGAGCACTATCCTATCCCTTACGGCATTTTTAGACGGTGCAATCGTTGTTACACCGTTCCATGTTGTTGAATCAAAAGCGCTATCAGAGACAATTGAATCGCTTGCCTGATCTGCAATGGCTGTTGCAGTTTTGTATTCAAGGCCATTGATTGTTTCAATTAAAACGTCATCAGAGTCATATATGACAAATTTATAAATATTATCGCCGTAAACTTCGGCTCTACCGGTTGAGTCGAGTATAACCGGGTTCGCTGCGGTCACGCCCTTATCTTTATCAGTCCACAACGCAGATAGCGTGCTTGTGCCGTCAAGGTACGTGTAAACCTTGCCACCTGAAAGAACTTCGTCGGTCGTCGGGTTTCTGTAACCGGATAATAAAAAATCAATTTGCTTTGCGTCCTCAGCTGCAAAACATATGCCAGTGAATAAAAGTATTAATACAATTAGAAACCTTTTCATTGCTGTGTGTCCTCTTTATCTAATCCAGTTAAGCCGAAAGCAACCATTAATGATGGCAATTCGGTCTGTATCAACCCTACGGTTTTTTTTAACTCCGGCCTTGCGTCAAGGGCCTGCCTTAATGCTGCCCTGTTCGCCTGGCCTTCAGCAAGCCTTGTTACACCTTCGGCAAACAACCCCCCTCCCGGTATTTTGCCCAAAATAGACATAATACCGGCCTTGTTTAGTGTGTCAAGAATAACGCTTGCTGATCCTTTCGGGACCGCTCCAGAAGGTGGCGTTATTGCACTTGCCGCAGCCGCTACTTTTTTTATTTCTTTTAGTAAATTTTTGTTTGTGCTGAATATCAAATTTAGTTTTTCATCACCAATTTGATTGATTCTTTTGTTAAACGGTACGCCTCCAAATGTTTTTACTCCCTGGACCTTTCTTGTCTCAGCTTTATATGCAGATTCTATCAAGTCAAGCACTGTCGCAGCCTGCAAATCCCCTATAGCCTGGGCACCCTTCGGACCAGATTTTTTCAGGCTGGTTATAGTTCTTTCAAGCAACTCTGTTGGTTTGTTTGTTCCGACAATGTTGTCAAAAACCTTGCTAGCCTCAATTACAGGCGTCACACCATCGCGTTTTGTGTTTATCAAGCGACCTGTTATTGATTCTGGGCTGAATTCTGTTTTAAGCTGCCTTGTTATTTTCCTTGCCGCCTTAAACTTATCAATTATTTTCTTGTCGGTCACGCCTGCATCAAGCAAGACATTAACAATGTTGTCGGCCTCACTGTCAAGGGCCTCCCTAATCGGACCAATAATCACAGATGATGCGCCGGTCGTGTCTGCACGTTCAATCTGGTTTAATGCTGCCCTGAAGTCTTCAAAATTCTGCAATGATAATTCAATGGGCTCTATATTCTTTGCCTCAAGCCGCTTTATGGCTTTTTCTGATTTGTCAATGCCAAACTCTGCAATAAGATCAAGAGCCGCATCTGCTTGGCTGCCCTGTATCCTAGTCAACCTTGATACAGTGCGCTGATCTGGAATTGCGTTTTCTATTCCGATTGTCGGGAATGGTAGCTGTTCAACTTCATCAGCTGACTTTATGGCTGCTTTATAAAGTGCGTTTTTCTGATTTCTCAAAAAACTCTTCCGGCCTGAAAGTGCTTCTTTTAAGCTTGAACCAAGGTTCTCCGGCACGCCTGATTTCTCAATCAACGAGTCAAGGTTTCCGGTTAAGCCTTGGCTTTGTTGTAGTCTTAAGCTCCTGATTGGATCGCCGAACGGATCTGCCGCAGCCTCAAACAGCCTTGCTTCTGTTGCCTGCTGTGCAAAATCCTGAGTGATATCACCCTTTGTGGCCGGTATTTTAAGTTCTTCAAACAGAGCGGCTCTCAATTTCTGATCAGGCACAGCGCCACGCTCTACACCACCGATTAAATCTATCGCTGTATCTTTTAAATCATCAAATGACAACCCGGCCTTTTCCATGGCCTCTAACAATTCCTCTGTTGGCAACCCCTCCGTAGTCAATATGGCGCTTTTGGGGTTTCTTCCGAGAAAACGCCTGATTAACTTACCGCCAATGCGGCCAGCGACAGGTAAAAAAGCCTCAGCGCCACCCCCAATAATGCCGCCAATACCCGCTCCTTTAATTTGCTCCGTTTCTGTTTCACCTTCACCCCTCCTTATTAATCCACCCTCTATTGCCCCAAGCGTTGCCCCGGCTGCTGTTTTCCATGCCGTGCTTGGAATGGCTCCGACCGGCACGGCTGCGAAAGGCAACGCACCGCCGACTGCCTCACCTACCGCGGTTGATATTGGCCTCTCTTCTTCAAGAGCAGCAAATCCCTTTTGTTCTGCTTCTGAGGCCGGTTCTGCAAGCCCTAATGCGCGGCCTATTTTAAACAAGCCTCGACCCATAGAGGCAAACCCTGCCTCAACCGGCCCGGTTTCTCTTGCAATCTTTTGGAACTCGTCAGGTTCAGGTTTCAACAGGCTTTCAATGTCCCTTCTTGCCCTTACAGACTTTGAAGCACTTACAATTGGTGCTGTGCCTGATCCTAAAAGATCGCGGCCCGCATCTTGTTTGAATAAATCACGCCCCATTATTCTAACTCCTGCAATTTTTGAAGAACTTGCTCTCGCGTCATATTATTATTTTCCATGGCTTTCTGTATATCCGATTCTGTAACATCTCCAAAAACAGGATGAGCTTTTAAAACAACATTTTTATTCACGTTCAAACCGCCCCTGTCGTCGTCAAGGTTTTCAAAATCACTCAATACAGGTAACTTCCCGGTGAATCCTGTCAATGTCCCATTCTGCCTAAAAAATTCAGATGCATCTCGTTTTTGCTGTATTGCTATTTCCATCTGTTTTAGAAGGTTTTTGACTCTTCTTACATTTACATGCTCTTCAAGCTTAGGATTAAACGCCCTTGCAATAAGCCGTTCACCTTCTTTTTCTGTAAATTGTGCGCCAAGGATTTCCCTCAAATTGCGCTGCACAACCTCTTCAACAGCTTCGCGTGTCTCAATAGCTTCTGGGTTGAATATTGTTAGAATGGCATCCGGTGTAAAACCAACTACTGGCCCTGTAATATTACGCCCTGATTCTAATGATTCTATTGCATCCTTAAGCTGTCCGACTTGTTTTAATGAATCTGCAAGCCCGCCAGTAATTATTTTTGAAAAATCCTTGCCGAACTCTTTATCAACCTGAGTCCTGCCTTTTGTCTGCTCAGGTGCCTTACCCTCTATAATTTCAAATTCACCCGTCTCGGCATTAAACCGGGTTGTCCTTTGACCCTTAATAAATGTCTGTTTTTTTTCTTCAGGTGTTAATTTCTCAAACGCCTTCTGTTGAGGTGTTAGTGTTCTTGGTGGCGCCCCCTTTACTTCTTCTCTGATCATATCACCAGTTGCTTTATTAATTATTTGTATTCTGTCTCCAAGGTCAATTGTCGCTGTTGTTTTATCTTCTTGCAACACCGGTATGTCAACACCAATAGTATTTTTCAGATAGTCAGACGCCGCTTTAGCGCCGCCGACACTCATGATTTGCTTAGCTCGCTCAAAAGCTTTCCCGCCAAACTCTTGAGCCTGGACAGGGTCATTTTGCTTGAGATATTCAAAAGCGGCAAGGTCTGGTTTTTCTGCGCCCCGTACAGCATCAATTAGCCCTTGTCTCATCTGGTGCTGCCGCTGCAACCCTGCAAGACCTGCCTGTTTCTGCTGTATGCCAAGTTGTAAGTTTTGCCGCTGCAACCCTGCAAGTTCTGCCTGTTGCTGATCGAGCCTGCGCTGTCTTTCTTCCTGCCGGTTAAGCCTGATTGTACTGGCAAGCCTGCCGAGTCCAAAAAGGTCTTGTACTGGTTGTAATTGTGCCATATCCTACCCCTTAAAATCCTATAGGTGTGCCTGTCGGTGTGAATTGCGGCCTGCTAAACACAGACCCAGGGCTTACGGGATTTATGCCACCATAGCCAGTCTGTGAGGCTATAAATGACGGCAAACCGGCCAGGCCTGATATTAACTGGTTCCGCCTATTTTCACGATTTATTGCTGCGTCCTGCAACGCCTGTGCCTGAACGTTTCCAGATGTAGTCAAAGATCGGCCAAGCGCCGAGCTTAAACCAACACCAGCACCGGCCTGGCTTGCCGTGCCGCCCACACCAATGTTTACGAGATCTGCAAGCCGTCCCTTTTGCCGTTCTGCCTCTGTGGCCTCAATCTCACGACCTGAGCGACTTAAAACAAATCCAGGCGCGTTCTCGCCAAGGAATTCAGCGACAATACTTTTTTGGAATCTTGTTGACGGTAGTCGGCTTACATCGCCCAAGTTTTGAACAGCTGTCACAAGTTCAGGCAGTGCCCGAACCCCAATGTCTACAAAGGGCTGCTGTCTTTCAATTGCTTTCCCAAACTGCTCCTGCTGAAATGCGCGGCTTTTTGCCTCAAGCGCGGCCTGCTCTTCAACTCCACGTTGCGCCGTGTCTGCTGCGTCGCCCTGCGCCTTATACGTAAAATATCCACCGACTGCTGCGGGGATCGCTGGTAGTACGGTCTCTACTAAACTTCCCATATGCTAACTCCTAAGACTTAAAAACAGATCACCCAAACTTGCTATGCCCTGACCTATGTTTGCACCGCGTTGAGCTTCTGCCTGTGCTTTCTGCTGTGCTAAGATATTCGCCTGCTGCCCCATGCTTGAATAAATGCCGCTGATATTTGACCCAAGCTGCGAACCAGCTTGAGCCAAGTTTTGTGTTGCAAGTTGACCAGGGGTAAGTATGGACCTTTGCCCCTGTTCAAACCGTGAAACATCATCAGCCGCTGCACCGGTTGCAAGATCTGCAAGGCGCTCAAATGTTCTGCTTGACTTCAAACCTCCAGGTGACTGCTGTTTATAAATAGACTCACGACCCCTTGAAAGCTGTTCGGTCAACATCTTTGACGGCTGAAAAGGTATGTCTGCATCTTGACCAAGAGCGAGACTTGCAAGTGTTGGCAGTGCCTTACCGGTCGCCGCTTCCCTGAACGGTCTTGTCAGGTCTTCTATTACTGCAAGCTGCTGTCTTTGAAGATTAACAGCATCTGGGACTTGTCCAGACTGTAATTGCTGGTTTGCAAGGTTCTGCGCATATGATTGAACCCTTTCCTGTATTTGCTCTATCTGTTCTGGCGACATATCTCCGCCTGGGCCTGCTTGTGCTTCAGGCCCAGACCGGCCCAACCCGACCGGCGTGCCTGCCAGCCCAGCCAACCCGGCCCCCAACTGAAGACCGGTCACGCCCAATGAAGTCGGAGCCCCAAGCAAACCAAACAGACCGAGTGCTCCTGCAACGTTTGGGTCGCTCAATTGGTCTTTAACCATTGACATGTTGACACTTGCTCGTTGCATAGGTGACAAAGACATAAAAGCCTTGTCTACGACCTCATCAAGCAAACCTCTTTTTGAAAGCCCAGGTGTTGTTCTCCCAGGTGGAGAGCCAATCTGTGAAGCTAAACCGCCAGCCACCTCGGAGGCTGTTGGTCCGCCTATACTTGGCCCGGCTCCATGTCCAAATCCGTCCTGCCAACCGCCTGCCCCCTGTCCACCGAAACCGTCAGCTAATCCGCCCATAACCTCACCTAATTACTTTTCCCATTATTGCACGGTCGAAATACCGCTTGTTTTTAACATATGACTTTCGGTCTATACCCTCTACGCAAAACCCATTTTTATGAGCAAATTTAATAACGTCTGGATAGCAGACCGGTATTTTTGCATTGATTTTTACGAACTTTTTATCACAGTTTTTCTCAAGGTGTTTTAATAGCCCATTCCCCATCCTAAACGAGTCCTGGCCCCTGTATTTTTTTGGTATGTTTATGTGTACAATTAAAACGATCTCATTTTCATGATGTATCTGCAATACAGCCTTGCACACATCACCATCAAACCACCCTAAAAACTGGTACGCTGCCGGATTCCACTTGTATGTGCTTGTATAATCATCAGATATTCTGTCGAACAATTCTTCATCATCGAAAAACATTTTATTAACAACGCTGTAATCTGTTATCTCTTTAATCATTTCGTCCCAGCTTGTCTTGATCCCATTGTATTAACTTCACCGTGCAACCCAACCTGGGTCAAAAATATCTCGTCTGGGTATTCGGTGCCGCCAGTTGCGGCTATTCTGGTTATAGTTAATTTTATCTGAGTCCCTATATTCTTTGAAGCTGACACGGTTCCCAAGGAAAGAAAAAAAGCCTGTAGAGTCGATGTGCCGTCTGGTATTTCAAGTTCTGCTGTGACACTCGTTTCTGTCCATGTGTCGCCTGTATCGGCATATGCTACATATAAAGTAAATTTTGCATATTGGCTTGATCCAGTGCTGTTTGCACTATCTGTTGTAACGTGTAGATGAAACATCCAATCTGCCGCGGTTTTAAAAGCGTGCGCGTATTCGTTTGCATCTAAATATAACAGGTCGCCGACATCAAATTGGAATTCTTTTGTGTTTGTCGTAAATGTCGAAAAAGTCGGCGCATTAGCTGCCGGCACCCTGCCGCCACTAACAGAAAATTGTATATCCTCCCAAACAGTTTCTTGAAGTTCAAGGGTTTTATCTGTCCCGCAATCGAGCTTGAGATCACTTGCCGCGACCTCATCGGTCAAAATGTAATAATCGGTTCCATCATAATACATTGACACGTCCGAACCATCCCCAAAAAGAAGCTTTGCATTATCCTGCTGTAGGCAGATCAAACTTCTTTCTCTTATGTTCACAAAGATAACTCCCTCTGTCGCATGGTCTCTTATAACGATACCGACCTTTATGGAAAAATTTGGCCTTGTGGGCTCTGTGTCGGTGTAATCTCCGGCTGTTGCTGCTGACAAGTAAAGCAAGTCTCCAGGCGAATATGATGAAGTGTCAACGTCACGAACAAGGCCGAATGCTGTATAGTAACCAAACTGATTCTGGGCGATATCCTCTGTTGCCATTGCAAGCGTTCCCTTGCTTGTTGCAAGGGCGTCTGCTTTTGCAAGTGTCATCTCCGGGTTTGACCCTGTGCCACCGGAAACATAAACCAGCTGACCGTTATCAATATTCGACCCAATTGCCTTGGCCCTTGGCACCATAAGTTCCTGGCCAACCTGAAGAACAACATTCCCACCAGGCAACCCGACGTTTAGCGTCCCGTCATCATCATTCCAACAAACCTGACCTTCTGTCACTGTCGCGCCTGCGGTGGTTGAAAAAATAACTTTGTTTATGCTGACGGTGCTAAACGCTGCGTCTGCATTTGTATCAATATCCTGCGGCGTTGACAGCGTCACAGACCCATCACCATCGTCTGCAACTTCGACTTGATTGCCTGTTCCTGAAATATAGTCAGTGAGGTCAGCTACTGAGTCAAGGGCACCATTTGCGTCAGTATCGACAAGTCTTGACGGGTCAAGATCTTCATCTGATATGCTCGAAAAGTTGTCGTCATTCTGAGTGCGCTCCCAGGCCTTGACCTCTCTTTCGTCGTTCGTCCTCGGTGCTCTCAGCCTAATTTTTGCCATTATCTTTGAAACTCCACGTCTTCTTCAACCTCAACGATTGAAAATGGAACATTGTCAGTAACGACAAATTCATATTGCCGCGCACGGTATGACCCCAGCTGAAACAGTGAATAATAAAACTCACCATCGCCTGTGAACCCTAAAGGTACTTCCCGGTAATTGCTCCAGATACCGCTCCCATTATCATTCCACCTGACAAGCATAACCGGCTCGACATCGTCAATTGTAAGCCTGGCCGCCTGGCCGCGCTTCAGCCTGAGTCGTAATTCGTTTGAGCGCTTTTCTCTCCCTGTCCCATGGTCAATGTTCCCGGTAACAACGCTTGACCTCACTTCTTCGCCTACATCCTGGTTCAAATCATAGGTTAATTCGTAGATTTTGCCAGTATCAGGGTCAGTGCATAGGGTCTTGTTCCACTGCTTAATATTGACAATATTCCGACCCTTGAAAGCACCGTATCTTGCGTATGTTTTATCCCAGGTTGCCCACTTCCCGGCCCACTCTCTTAACTGAATATCATAGACAAGTGTTTGGCCGTTTATTGTCAAAAGATAAAACTGTTTTTTGCCGAGCGTGACAATTTCACCACGCGACGCCTGTGCAATAGCGTCGTTGCCAATATCAAGGATATCATCTACCGGTTGAGAAATCGGCAACGGTTGACGACCGTCAAGCCTGACAACCTGCCGGTCTTTGTTGAGGTAAAAATAAGCGTTGTCAGCAAATTTAATTGAATATGGTGATCTGGTGCCGTCCGGCGTGTTTCCTCCCGGTATCTTTGTAATGGGTGTCGATCCGTCATTATAAAACGGCTCAATTGATTCTGTTCCAAATAGCGCCACTTCATCCCACTCAGAATGAACAGCTATAACCTCGTCTGACTTGTTTTCAGCGCTGAAGAATTCACCGTCGTAATTGTCCGGATCTGCAACTTCAGAGAGCAATGCTGATTCTTCATACTGGACATGTCCACGCTCGTTTGCAATTCCGTAAGAATCGAATATTACAACGTGTGTGCAAAGCTCAGGTGCCGCACCTTCTGTAATTTTTGAGGCTGTTGTTTTATCATACTTTACGATCCGGCCACCATTTGCCGCAAACAGCTTCTTTGTACTGCCGGTTACAACAAGCGTAAAATCGCCTGATTTATCCCATATAACGGGTGTGTTTAGGTTAAAAAGGTCTGACCCTATCAGTGTAAGATTTGCGTCAATATCGATGGAATAAAGGTTGCCATTGCTGACGACGTAGCAAAGGTCTGTTTCATCCCAATAGTACAGGCCGTCAGCTGCGGCCGGCAGACCATCATAGAATTCCTTCAGGCATGGCCGTCTCACAGTTGCGCCAAGCGTATCTTTTATGACATCATACCGCTCTTCAGCAACAATGCTTCTGGCCTCTTCCTCTACATTTGACCAATACGCCACGTTTACGGGCACTTTTAAAAAAGGCATCAGACTGTCCCAGGAAGCATTCTAATAAGTGTGTTCGCAATTGATTTTGCAAGTGCAATAAGTTCCGGGAAGTAACCTGTAAACATAGACACAATCAAAACGGCAAAAAAGCCGATAATGATCGTAAGCCGTACCTTTACGTCAAGATTCTTCCAAACATTCAAAGGATTCATAAAAACCCTCCTTAATAATCGTTAAACTGTGTCGGCTGATACGTGTATGGGCTCGCAAGTTGTGCGGCTATTTTCTTCCTCATAAAATCTTCTAACAACGACCATCTGTCAGGCACGCCAAAGTCTTCAGCAACCCGGCCAAGTAATATGACGATTATAAACCTTGCGACGTTGTTCGGGATATCATCATCTTCAGACCAGCTCACGTTCTCATCCTCAAGCAGCTCTTGATACAGGTCGTCGTATTCGTCTGTAACCGTCTTTTTCTGGCTGGCTGTGGCAACCTGACCATCTGGTAAACGGCCAAGTTTTTTTAATACACGGGTTGCTATTTCGGTTTTTGTGCGTGCCATGGTCTATCCCCTTGCCATTAATACCCTCGATTCCGGGTCAATATCTTTTTCTTTCATGTAGGCCTCGGCCTGCTCTTTGCAGTCCTCACCCTCGAACGTTTTGTCTGGCTTTTTAAACGGCGTGCCGTCGTCTCTTTTCCGAAAAATACCGACACGTGTGATGGTGCCATCTGTTTCTGCCGGCACAATGTTTTTAATTTTCTCGGGGTTTCTGACGATATAGTGCGTGTATCTTACATCTTTCGGGGGCAGCCCTTCACCCTCATATACCCGGCCACCTTCGGCCTGGACGTATGCAAAGCAATCCTCTTTTGTCATGCCGCCGAACACGTTTATTACTTCCTTCCTGACGACAGGTGGTTTTTTGCCGCCGACCGGTATTTTGATAATCTCGCGTACATAATACGCCGGTGCCTTTACGTTCTCCGGGTGATCAGTAAAAAAGTAACGGTTGTCAATGAACTTCTGTGCTTTCGGGTCATCTTCAGGTACGGTTACAGTAAAATCATTGCCACCGTGGAAATAGTACCCATGTGCTCTGAATTCTTCCTTGTCGCCTAAGTAAACAACTTTCATTTTTAAGTTCTCCTTTTTGGAGTGAATAAGTGCCGGGATTGCTCCCGGCACATGTTTATATAGTTTTTTTCAATTAATCCATGGTGTAAAAGATTACAACACCAATGGTTCCGGCGCTGAACGAATTAGCGGCGGCGTTTGCTTCAACCTGGATAGTTGTTCTTTCCGTAAACGAAGCCTTTCCCGCTGTGATCAGAACGCCGCCAAGCGGCATAGACGTGCCGGTTTCAGGTTTCACGCCTGTGACCGCATCACCGGTTAATACTCCGGCGTTTAACAGTCCGTCAGGATCTGCGGCCTCTGTTCCGTTAGCGGCCCATCCGACGTCCATATCGAGTGTTTCGACTCCTGCATCGATGTCATATGCATAAAACCGGCCACCGACAATCGTTGCACCAGGAGGAATCACGCAGAGTTCAAAAATATCACCGTCCTCGACATTTGCAGTCAAGGCATACTGGCCGTGTGCAATCTTCATATCACCGGCCTGGCCCCTGCCAAATGCCGGAAATCCAGAACCGCCCCTTGTACCCGTAAGTGTCTCAGCCGTTGCAAACGCGACTGAAGGCACGATAAGGGCAAGCATCAAAATAAGTGTAAAAAGCTTTTTCATAACTCTATTACTGCTCCTTTCTTTACACGTCATCAACAGATGCGGTGTAAACGGTTACGATTCCATGGTCTTTTTCTTTGCTTGAGTCTGCCGGATCTTTAAATACCAGCTTGGCAATGCCGCGCCGCTCTTTAATTCCGACACCCTTAACAAATCCATAGTCACGGGTATCAGTTATTGGTGTTGGTCTGGTTGCAATTGCAAACCCTACCGCCTGGATTCCGCACAGGAAGTTAACACCGACCTGGATAGAGCCTGCGCCAACATCACCAAGATTGTCAATTTCAGGAACTTCACGGATGATAACACCGTCATATACCAAATCCCCATCACTAAAAATCGGGTTTTTGGATACGTTGCGCGGCCTTGCTTCTCGGTTGGCCTGCGTGATGGTGCTGTCTGTTTTAATATCCCTGAATGAATTGGCGTTGCAGAACATCACGAACCATTCCTCGGCGTTTCCATCCATGACAGTAGTAGGCCCAATGGCCGGGGTTGCTGTCTTGGCAATCCTCTTTGCAAGTGACAGGATTGAAGCACTCAGCTTATCGTTTGTGTTGTCCAGGTTCGCCAGTGATGCAGAATGGTCGTTGCTGCTGTTGTTGGACTTTGCAGCACCGAACAGCACCCTGTCTGAGTTGTCGGCCAGCCATGCATCTTTGTTCGCCTCTGAAGCAACTGTAGTATAAACAGGGTTTTTAACCGCCTGGGCAGACAGATATGCCTTACCATTGATGCTCATCATAGCAGTGATAATATGGTCCCTGGTTCTTTCCATGAGCCATTTTTTAAGCATCATGCGCCCTGCGTTCAGATAGTCAATAAGGCCTTTGTCGTTTTCCTCATCGTCTACCGCTACAGCGTTTCTGATATATTTTACCGGTACGGCATAACCGTCGCTGGCAAGTTCTTCCTCGGCACCCTCTAAGGTTTCGGAGCCGATTACACCCTGACCTGAAAGTGCATTAACCAGGCTGAAAACAACCTGAATGCCCTTTTTTGTGGTCAACTCTTCTTGCATCTGAATAATGCTGTTTTCGGTCCGTCCCATGTAAGGAGCGAACCGGTTCGATCTAACATATTCAGCATAAAATTTGCTTAACCACCTTGTGACCTGTAGATCACTCGGTGTACGGGTGAGTGTCATTTTTTAATCCTTTCTCAACGATCTCCAAAAACCTGCCCCAATGGGTCATTTAAGACCGCATCATCCCGCCTTGCCTGTTTGGCTTTTATTTTAGCCGCAGACGGTGGCAGGCCCTGAGCCTGTTGAATTTTCTTATCAATTTCAGTTTCTTTTTCTGTTCCCTGCTCTGCTTTCAGCTCTGCCAGTATTTCATTTTTCAGCTTCTGCCTGTAAGCGACCGGGTCACTCCCGATATCATTGAGCATGGCCTGTTTTGTGGCTTGTCCATATGCCCACTCAGCCGGATCAGGCTGTTTCAACATGGTGTTGATTAGTGACGGATTTTCCATTGCCATGCCGACAAAAACCTCGTATTTCTGGTCGTAGTCTTCATGGCGCTGTTTGCACGAATATTCAGACATATTCAAAAGCTTTTCATTGAACTTGTTTTCAATCTGCTGCGTAGCCTGTTCAATGGTTTTCTTTGGGTCTGACCAGTCGAATTCTGGATCTTCTGGAGGCGGCTTGTTGCTCTGAATTTGCTGCAACTGCTGTTCTAAAAGCTGCCGCTTTTTCTTTTCAGCCATGTAAGCCGCCATTACCCCCTCTGGCTGCTCTTCTACTTGGTCTTTCTCAGGCTCTTTTCCCTCAGACTCTTCAGGCGGCATCCCTGGTTCTTCCTCTTTTTTGCCCGTTTCATCGTCTTCGGTAATTTCGTCCTGTCCTGGTTCCGGCCTTGGCTCTACCTCATCATTTACCGGTACTTCGTGCGGGAAGGCCTCATCCAATGGATTGACCTCCACCCCTTCCGTCTCCTGTTCCTCAATGGCTCCCTGTTCGTCAGGCATATCATTTTCCTTTCTTAAGAGTGTTTAGCCCTCTTTCTGGCTTGCCCGTTTAGCGCGGCATCCGCTTTGCCCGTACACCCCGGCATCGGTTCATACTATCTAATTATTGCATCTTCCCCAAAATCAGGCGGTTTTTTTGACCTTTCGTACAAGCTAAGGTTTCTTCTTTCTGCGGTATCTCTTGCCTCTCTCTCTCCCAATAGGTTTCTATAAAGAGAATAAGCATCGCCATCGCCGCTGCCAATAAGCATTTTCAAACGTTGTTGTGATTCTTCACCAAGCCTTATGGCCTCTTTTTCGCCCACCCTAATGGCCTGGTCTATGTGTTCTTGCGTTATATCGATACCAATGTCTGCCAACTCTTTAGCCGCTTTGTCAAGGTTGCCACCTGTCGATTGAATCGCCTCTCTTACCAATGCAGACACTGATGTGTGAAAGTCCATCTCTTTTCTTAGCCTTTGCAGTTCTATACCAATTCTTTTTGGATCACCGCCCTTTGCAAAGCCCTCTTTTTCCTGAACCGCATGTTGGAGCTCGTGTAATGCAACCTTTTCGCCTTTTTGATAGTCTGGCGCTACTATGCTGATTTCCGGATCGAGGCCGAAATATACATCATCACCCGGAGTGCCTGGTCTGTATGAACCCCTAACGTTAGACCTTGGGTTTATGGTTAGATTTACAAGCGTTTCATCCCAAATCTCTGGATATCTTTTTTTGAACTCTGGGTGTGTGAATGCCTCTTCAGGATATGTGCTTACAGGGAGAAAGTCTGACTCTATTTCACTCAATAAAAATGGCGTGTCACTTATTTCTTTTCTCCACAACCCATCAGGCTTTTTGTGCATCAATAGCTTTTTGTGAACTTCATCTCTCGTTGCACCCTTTTTTATCATGCCTTCGGCGTCAGCTATCTCTTTTTTTGTCGGTGCGACAAACATTGACACCACGTTTTTTGAACCAGCGCCCCTTAGCCCAGAAACAACACCGGATGTTGCCCCTGTTCCAGCGAGATTAGCCGATAGATTTGCCAAATCATAAGGAGTTGCCTCTCCAGACACCAAACGGTTTATGGTTTCACCAAAATCGACAATAGGATCAATGGTATACGATCCTGCAAGTCTCGCAAACCCACCAGGGGTACCCACATCCTGCCTAACCTGGCTGGGTTCAACCCCGACAGCCCTAAAAGCGTTATAAAGCTGTGCAAGCTGCCCGCTTGGATTTGTCGGTCGTATGTTCAATAAATCAGATATCGGCATAGTCTCAACTCAAAACCTTGTCCGAAAACAAGTGTTCTGCCTTTATCAATGCAAGATTTACAAATACTGTTGGATCTGCCATGTCCATCAGGTCATAATCCAGGAAGTCGTCCGGTATCCCTTCAAACTCCATGAAAATGCGCTCTTTAAGAATGAATGAGAACGTTTTATTGTTTTTCCCGGTTGCCCTATTCGTCATCCATAAGCGCACGTGATTGGGGCCCTCATCACAACTGATGATGTCAATGCCCTTTATCTTTGCAAACTCACGCACAACCCAATCATATTTTTTATGTCTTTCGGGTAATGATAGTTGCATTTTCGTCCTCCAATAAAAAAGCCCATCAAGAGCGTAACGCTCTCAATAGGCTTAGTTTTTCTAATACCTATTATTGTTTATTCAGGTTTTAAAGTCTCTTCCTTTTTGGCGTGGACAATCTTACCCGCCTGGAAGCTTATAATCAACTTGCCATAATAACGGTTATTTATCAATTCTTTTATCAGTTTCATGATCCAGGTCATTTTCTTATAACCTCCCATTTGCCAGGGTCAAGATTTAGGCCAAGGTCAAAGTTTATGGTTTCAAGTTGCCGCTCTCTCATTAACGGATCATCGATGTTGATGAAGTATACACGCTTGCAGACAATACTTTTTAACATAGCCCATTGCTCGTGAAAATCTTCCAGATTCTCGCCCCTGCTCATCCAGCTTTCCATAACCGCCTTTTTATTTCTTAGCGGCACAATGGCCGGATATTCCTTTAACAGATCGCGCCAAAGTCTCATCTTGTGCTTATACAGATGGTCGAAAACAACCATGTCACCTGAAAGCAATTTAATGTCTTTTTTCGCCGTTTTAAGCTGGATTGGTACAAAACCTTTCAATAACTGCTTAAGGCAAAAATGGGACCCTGTGTGCTTTACTGTTGGGAGTAGAATAATCATAAGGTTTATCCTTTATGCTATCTCTCGTCCTGGGTGTGTCGCCTGTTCAAGATCGGTTGCAGTCTCAACGGCTATCTGCTGTGTTTCCTGGGCCATCTTCCCAGCGCTCGCCCTGTCTTTTTCTGCACTCGCTTTATCTTTATCTATTTTTGCAACCTGAGTCAATAGCGCAATCTGTTTTGCTTCTTGCTGTTCTTGCTGCTGCGCCTGGATAAGTGCGGCCTGTTGTGCGTCCGTGCCGCCTTCAAGCATTTTTATAAGTTCGTCCTTGTTTCGCAGCTGGCTGGCCCTGATCAGTAGTTTAAAATCAATTGCCTGCGGATTTGCCTGGTACATCTTGACAAGCAGTTCAAACTGTTCGTGTTGCAGTGAAATGGAGTCTGCGGCCTCATCTATCAAGATATCAACGTCAAGCTCGTTCACCGGGTTGTCGATTATGGGTTGACCATTCATCATGGCAGGCATGTCAAGCCTCGGATCTCCCTGTGGCAATTCTTCTTCAGATATGCCCTGCTCAAGCAGGACATCACGAACCGTCAATGGACGGTTTAACCCGGTCCATCTGAGCTTGTTCTCATCACCAAGCACCCTGACCCATCGCTCCTCGTTCCAGAACTGCTTAATCCGATTGAACATCATGCGATAAACCCGGTTTTTACACTCTCTGTGACCATCAAACAGGCTGCCAAGATCAACCACACCGCCCTGTTGCAATGATTGAACGGCACGACCGGATAGTGGTTGAGGGACATCGCCCTGCAATACTGAGTTTGCACCCTGCACATCGATTTCCGATTTGGCCTCTATCAAAAGCTGCATTTGGCCGTTGGCCATGTCTGAAGTGTCTACAATGCCGACATCCTTGCCCCACTCACCGATATTGAACTCAAGGTGCCCGTCCGGCATTGACATCTGTTTTTTCAGGTCATTTATGTCATTAACGGCACCCTTCTTTCCCCATGTCTGCCTTGTGCTCAGGAAATGAAGCAGTTTCGACCGACGCTTGTTAATTTCATCCTGTGGGTCAAGATATGATTCAACCTCACCGTATCTCGTGCCGTCACGGTCAACAAATGCAGACCTGAACACAAATTGCGGTTCCGGCTCTCCGTCTTCATCGAGATATGGTGACGGAGACGGTGATATGGCAAAGCCACCACCTGAAAAGACAGCATAATGCCATACATTTTCATGCAAAAAATAACACAGAAACACCCGGACCCGTTTCCGGTCTTTATCAATGAAATACATGGGTCTGTCTGAAAACGCATCATCATCTCTGCTTGTGCCGTCGCCTTCTTCAAAGTTGAAAAATTCTTCAGGCGCTCCTTTGAAATCAATCCGGGCCTGCTTTTCGTCCATCCATTGAAACGTGCCAAGATATGTGGCGTCTGAAAAATTTTTCTTCCTGCTGTGGATATCCCAGAAGATACGGTCATAAAACAACCGGTTGTGAACAACCTCAAACTGCTGTTTTTTCTTATTCAGTTCAGCAATAACCTCGTGGGCCTCAACACCCTCGATAATATAATTCTCAAATCCGTCTGAAAACTCATAGTCTGATCTGTTTACCTCTTCCACATACCGCAATGCATCCGTGGAAACCTCGCCTGACTTGTCATCATTTGGAGTCCTGGGGAGTGCCTTCGGATCTGTCCTGTTCTGGGCTTCCATGCCCTTTAAAAACATAACCTTTGGCTTTATACGGTTGATTGTTATGGGCGGCTGCTTCCTGTTCTCCAGGTGACGCACTTCTTTTTCAGTCCACTGATAACCATCGTAATAGTCCCGCGCTTTCTCTGCCCGGTCGTGCATATTCTGGTTTGCAAAATCAAGGAATTCCTCGACGTAACCCTTCAGGATTGACAAAATGTCATTTTTGTTTTTTATATCAGTCGCCATGCTCCATGTTCCTCGCTGTCGCTGTCTTGGTATCCGTCTTTTGGTTTATCTTCTTCTTCTTCCACATCGATCGGTGTCCATGGCCTCGACATGCACGCATATCTAGCTTCATCCGCTGCATGATCTTCCATGTCTGAGTTTAGATCCTCCGGTCGATTTTCATCATGTATAAGGGCAGGTATTGTCCTGATAGAGTCCTTACACGTTGTAAAAAACACTATCATGGGCTTTCCGTCAATGCCAACAAAACGCGCTCTTACCTGGTCCCATCCGCCTATATGTCCAGATGCGCCAACGCGCTTATTGTCTGCCTTCATAAAATAAACACCCTTATTCGCGAACCTTTCTGACATAGACGGCCCGCCGTCCTGGGCAAATATGGCAGGGTCTGCAACGCTATACTGAATATCTTCTTTCTCAGATTCTCTGTCAATAATACCCTGTGCCACCTGTTCAACTGTCATTTTAAGACCAACGTCTGTTTTTCCTTGTTTGCACCCATACCATTCCCGGTATTTAACAAGGCAATCTTTTTGTATGTATGGGCCCTCGTGTACTTGATATCCAGGACAGACCGCATACCACCCGACTGAAAAAGGCTTTGCCGAGCCCCAATCAAACGCCCTAAACCGCATCCAGTTTTCCGGTATTCTGAACGGCCTAACCGTGTGCCTTTCTTTGTCCCAACAGTCAAAATATGCCCCTTCGACAACATCCCAATCACCTTTTAACTTTGCTCTGACAAGCGCCTTGCTGCCAAGACCCTTAAGCTTTGCCCTATAGGTCGGATCGTCCTTAAGCATGCTTGGATTATCCTCCAGCAATGCCGGAATAAACTGCCTATACATGCCGCCTTCGTCGTCATCCATTTTACGGATCTCAAGCGGGTCACAGTTGTCAATGAACGTCTTTTTAACCCATAAATGCCCGATATTGCCAGGGTTAGTGCCACATATAATCCGCGGGAAACACCCTTTAAGATCGTCCGGCAATTCAGGTAAGCCCACGGCCCGAACACGACCACGAAGGAACCTGTAAATTTTCTCTGTAAAATGCGTAAGCTCGTCGATAAGGAGTACATGAATTTCCGCGCCATCGAAGTCATACATATTCTTTTCATGCTCACAATGGCACAGATAAATTTTTGAATCATTCCAAAAACGTATTTCTTTATCGACAATCTGGACAAACCCACACTTAACCCACGGAGCAAGTAGAGCCCTGAACCCTTTAGGGCCTTCAATATGATTTTTAACAAGGTCTTTAGTGATGCGCCGAAATAGGTACACCTGTAGACCAGGTATGCGACTACACCATATGATAGCAGCAATACGCATAAGGAAAGACTTGCCGCCGCCAGCAGCGCCACCATAAAGTATTTCCGTAGCCTGTGATTCATATGCAATAGTCTGCTTTTCATGTAATTCAACGTCTATTTCTGCTTGTTGTGACATTCAAAACCGGCACCAATGGAGCACCGCCTTTTCCGGTTATTTCGGTTTCGTTCTTGTCTTTCCATCCAAAATTGTTTTTGAGGTTGAATATAACACCGGTCACATTCTTTCCGAAAAGTTTTTCCTCAAGATACGCCTCAATTCTCAGCTTTGCAAGGCCAACAACCTCCTTGTACTCATCAATCTCAGCATAATTTAAAAGCGTCTGCCGTGTAACCATAAGGTGAAGACATAGGCCTGTGACAGTTAGCGGTTTGTCTTCTTTATCAGCTTTCTTGAAGTATTCATTTGCCTTTTTCTTAAAGGCATCCGGCGTATATTTTTTTTTCCCGTTACGTGCCATTATCGCACCAACCCATTCCAGTAATCATCCTCAATGATCGGTTCGTCATTGTCCTTAATTTTTAGCTTAAGGATATGTTCCTCGACTTCCCCGGTATTAAGCGTTACTTTGTTTACAATGGTGTTCTCACCCGGCGTGCCGTTTATAAAAACACTGGTTGTTCCAGATTGGCTTGACTCATTCGTTAAAACAGCATCACCGCTTTCAACGGTCCACTCACTGGAAGATATTGTTTTCCCCTGAATAGCAACAGCCCAATTGCCGGTATACTTTCTTAGCGAATTCTCGGTTTGCTCATACCTGGTCATTTCCTTGAAAAGCGGTTCAAATGTTCTATGTTGCCTGTTCATTTCTTATCTTCCTCTGATACCCGTATTTTTGCTCTAATATATCTCCAAGCGTTAACCGTTCAGGCGGCAGGCCGGTGTTTTTGTTGATAATTTTTTTACCTTTGCACACATCACAAACCAGCCGGTCGCGTGAGAACCGGTTTTTACCCGTTCCTTCGCAGCTTGGACACGTCTGGAACATATCACCGCCGCGGCTGGTAAAGCACTGTGAAAACAACACTCCCGCTTGTCGACTTGACCCAGAATAAATCCCCTGTCGGGTTTTCCATACATGACCACGACAACGGCGTGTTTTCAGGGAATGTAGTTGAGTTCGTGCCGCTGCTGTCATCAGCAATCAAATATGACTGATTGTCGGCTGTGAACCATGCATAGTTTGTGCAACTTGCGTTGCTTTTTGGTACGGATATTGCCGTCCAGGTTGACGCATTGACAGTTGTGTTCACGCGCTGAACATTCTGCGCCTGTACTGAGATGGCAAAAATTAAAATGATGACTGCCAGCAATAATTTTCTCATGTTTTCACCTATTATTCTATTATTTGAACGCTTGGAGCGCTTGTTGATATCTGGTTAACTGTCCCGCTGCCAATAATAGCCTGGCCACTGCCTGCTGTAACGTCTCCAGCTGCCTCAGCGTATGTGCTGGCTATAATAATGTCGTCTATAAACACATCTATGTAACCCGGACTTTCAGGTATATTGCGGGTGAGGTTATTGAAATTATCACCGAACCTGATGAAATTCATTCCATAATCATTAGAGTTAGAGTGAGTTGATGCGAGGATAGGCGGTGAAACATCCGCTTCTGAAGTTATTTCGTTTCCATCAATCCAAATTCTTAAATCACCATCGGCTGTCCCTGGTGCGCTCCTGTTTTTGAAATAATATATAACCTCATGAAACCCTTGTGCTTCAGAGAATGTGCCATCAGAATCGAACCCGTTCCCGCTATTTGTCCACGTATTAACCCTGCCATAAGATGTGCTTGTATTGGCCCAATCCCATATATTGCCGGTTGTTGGATTGCGTGAAGGGCTACCCGAATAACAATCGGACTCGCAAGTTTCGTCGAAATGGAAATTAGCCACATCGGTAAATGCTGAATTAGCATCAGTGTTCCAATCGTTAGCCATCCATCGAAAAATCCAAATACCGCAACGCCAATTCTCTTCGTTGGTCAAAGTTGCGTCATCCGTGTATGGCTGTGTTTGGCCACCGGTCCTGTCATAGTCTATTGGGTTAAACCCGGTCCAAACACGACCAAATTTCCAAATAACATTACCACTTGATCCTGTGGGTTGCGGATCGCCACCAGACCACGAACCATTCCACGCGAAATCCTCACCAGTTGAACCGAACTTTACCCTAAATTTGATGTAAAGCTCTTGGTAGTGGGTATTGCCCAACCATTTATTTAAGCCGATTTCATTTGATAAACCCGTGTGCTTTACCAACCTCATCCTTAGTACAGGTGAGTTGTTTACCCCACCGGTGGACTGGATGCTGATTGAACCAGTAGAAGTCGTGTATTGCACCCAACCATTCCATGAGTTGCTATTCTTTCTTTGGTTGGCTGCGTAAATTGACGGCTCATAATTGGTTATTACAGACCCACCGCCATCATCATTAGGGTCTTCTGGATCGTATGTTTCATCCGTAGTCCACGGGTAGAACCTGTTGCCGTCACCACCCACAGAAGGGGTCCACCCTGACGTGAACCCATCAAAGTCATCTTGCCAATAGATTTCAGCATTAACCGGTACGGCTAAGAAAAGCAGTAGTAATATTATTCTTATTGCCATGAGTTATACACCTTCATGTTATCAATATAAAAATCGCCAACCTTTGAACCATCGTTGTTACCAACATAAAACGTCCCGTCATCAGATGCACCGGAAAGATCTGTGTCGGATTGAGCAGACGCTGAATTTGCTTCTACATAAATACTTGGGTCTGCGGCACCTTCACGCCACTTGCATGTTACTTGATACCACGTATTAAGTGACAGATTTGAGTTTGCCGTTACATTCGCAGACCCCGTCCCTCTGTACCAAAGAAGAATGTCAATGTTTCCGTCACCTGTTCCGGTCATGTAACACTGTATGTTATCTGTTGGGCCGGTCCACATTGTCCACAATCTTGTACCAGCGACAAAACTCGTTACATATACATAAAATGTGACCGTTCCGGCATCTGGCTGTATAATTGCATTACTTGTATTGGAAAACTCAGCATTTGCAGGGGTTGAACTGCCGGAAGGACAATACAAAGAGTTTGTACCATCTTGTGCCTGTGCTGAACTAATGGCGGCACTATTGTTTAACGTTGCGGTCGTATCACCTGCTGAACAGCCGCAAGGGGTGCCGCTTGTTACATCTGTGTCTTCCATGTGCCATGAAAAAGTTAGATCGCCCGTACAGCTGTCGCAACCTGCTCCACCATCATCGACAACACCGCTTGAGCCCTGATAATAGTTATCTGACGCAAAAAGCCTTTTAACGTCAACGAAGCTTAAGCCAAGGCTGTATAGTGCGGCCACCCCGCCAGCCTTGAACGCATTGCGTAGAAAGTCCCTTTTAGAAGCTTGCATCATTCAACCTCTTATATTTAATTACAACACCAGCCACATGAAAATCTTGTGCGTATGTGTCCGTGCTTGTTGCCAGGCGTATCAAATCAAGGTGAGCCGTTTCCCCTGCCGTCAAATTCGTGACGGTTATGGCAGAACTAAAAGCCGTTTCGAGCTTGTCATACTGCACATAGGTAGCATCAGCCGTTAGTGAGCTTGTCTGTGCTGTCCCGACCGCGCCTGACATTATGTCCGAATTTCCAAACGATACACCCGCCAGGCTAAA